GATTTAGACCATCCTAGGCACGCTTGTTGTGCTTCTTTTACTGTGGCTATATGTATATTATCCGCCTTCGCTTCGTTCTCAATATCTTGTAATACTTGTTCAAGTCTAGCCATTAATTTGTTGTCTTTAGACTCTGGGACTTTGGGAGAGTTTAAACCTAATACCGTTTTAAGATCGTTAGCTGTTGGTTTAGGTGATTTTTGCCATGCAGTTCCACCAATAAGCGTATATTGCGTACTGCGTGCTTTGGCTTCTGTTTCCCATTCTTTAAGTACTTTTTTAACCTCTAAACCTTCATTTAATACGTGATCTGTAATAAGCTTGTAAACCTCTTGAGCGAAGCCAGTAACCTCACGCTCTTGCATGCCTGCACGTTTTAAAGCGTCAATAGAACGGTATACAGATATGTAATTAGTAAGAGTTTTATATCCTTTACTTGCCAGATTAGAGCAATTTAATTTGAACCTATCGCTTTTCAAATAGGCTCTAATACTCTTAAAACCGATACCAATATATAATTGATTCTTTTCGATATCGAACAATAGTTTCCCGATTGATTCTTGTATATTGGTTTCTTCGTCTTTTAATTTGATTAGCTCAAATTCTATATTAGTTAAAAGATCTTTTTTAATTAGATCCGCTTCTGAATTGGATGTGTTTAATTGCCTGGTTGTTTTTACTTTGGACATTGTTTGAGTCTCCTATGTTTTAAATGTCCCAAATACGAAAAGGATAAAAACGTCTTATCCTCATATTTAAATGATCGGCGAAAAATAGAAATAAGTCAACAAGATAATTCCTATTTTTTATAAAAAGAATAAAATAGTTTAAACTTTTTTTATGTATATATTGTTACGGTTTAAATTGTTAAGATAGGTAAGATAAAAAGCTGTTTTCCATTCATTTAATAAATAGGTATCTATGGTCATTAAAAATTTAAATGTCTTAGAATGGATTCTATGGCTTTTAAAATGATTATATATAAAAAGAATAAAACACTCCAACAAACATCCAAACAGAATCCTAACAGCGTTAGGTATTTGTTCGGTAGAGTGTAAAATCTTGCACAATATTGTAATCAATAGATATCTAATCTTGTGTAATGCTTATTTTTTAATAAATATGATAGATTTTTAAAAAAATGTGGCTTTTTCCGTGGCTTCCCGTTTCGTGATTCGTTTCACGAAGTCACCAGCCGACCCCCTATGGGGGCAACCCGCACGCAATAATATTATGATAGGCTTTCAGATTTTTTTGTCAAAATTATTTTCTCTTAGGCTGATCTTTCATATTAGCTTTAGCACTTCTAATAGTTAGATTACTACGACTATTATTCATAGCATTACCATCTTTATGATGAACATGACGAGGATCACCTACTTTAAGTCCTAGCTTACGCCTGGCTCTATTCCTAGCAGCTCTCTTCTTTTTCCTCTGAGGAGTCTCTTGCTGTCTCTCCTTCTTGTAATCACGCTTGTATGGCATCAAATATATCCTTTATAACATCGGGGTTATTTTTAATGATTTGACCTAGACTCATTTCTAGGACTCTAACATGACATTCATCAAGAGGAAGATCATAAATATCAATAATAGCTTCAATGATCTCATGAAGAATGGTTAATGATTCAATCTTAGGACTAAGACGATCATCTATCATGATCACAGGTGAGGGGAATGATTTATACTCACCAAAGGTATTATCCTCAAATCTAGTCTTATTAATATGAATATCATATGGCCCTAGGGTGATCTTTTTCATTCCTAGCACCTCCTATTATACTCTTATATATCTTCACTAGATCCTGATGAGTTAAGCCCCCCCTTACCCCCCCACGATCAAGTGAGGAAATAAGGGGAAGCTGGCATCTCGGTCTAGTGATATCTTCACTGAGTCCATGATTGAGAATCACCCCCAGGTTTATTTACCCATGTACTTACCCATATCAATTCAAGTTCATCCAATTATTACCTTTACGTCCCATTCCGAACACATTATCTTGGAATTTCTCTATTTCTTGTCTAAATCTTTCTTCTTTATCGGAACGCATAACATCGTCAACGTCTCTAGCCATTTGTTCGACCCAGTATCCAACGGCCATTGAAAGAACATCCAGTCTGTCATCATGGGCTAATGATCCTTTATCTCTGGTTATTCTGGTCATTTGATAGAATAATTGATATTTCAAAGCCTTATCTGGAGCTTTATTCTTAGTACTGTGATAATCATCATTAATAAGCTTCTCATCCACCACTAATTTATGATTATTCATTACAGGCTCTAGTGTGTCGCAAATACGTCTCTCTTTTTGCATAGAGTGTCTAACTTCATCAATAGTCACACGGTGTATCTTGTTCATAACTGGCTTTAACAGCTGAGTGAACATACCATCACCAAAGTTTGACTCAACAATGACATGATTTACGTCTTGTTTCTTAGCAATACTTGCCAAAGACCTTAACGTCTCTTCAGTATAGCCTCCATCAAAGCCTGAACACTCCGTAACAAAGAGTTGTCCATTCAGCATCTTAACGACTGCGTAAGACGTTTCGTCTGCTCCCCTACCGGCAGGGTCAATTGCCATCACAGAGCCTTTATACGGAATCCAAGAGCCTTGTATGGCCATAGGACGGTACAGTCTGTCACCATTGAACCCAACATTGGGAAGATCTTTACATATATAATCAGGATGAGCTGACCACACGACCTTCTCAGGAGCATTCTCAGCATTCAATGCCATCACTAATAGATCTGCCAGCTTAAGTGGGTATCTATCAGCATCAGATAATGAGGTATCCAACATAAACTGGAGTGCGAAACCAGTGCGTCCATAGGAAGCCTCACGTTCCTGTAGATCGAATTCATTGAATCTATGTGGATCAGTGGGGGAATTTGTCTCGGATGGCTCAGAATCAATCCTAGAGGCTACAACGGGGGCTAATTTATTGCCATATGCTATGGCCTTTTTAGCATCAGGAACTCTGGCTGGCCAAATACAGATGTCATAGCCACGTTCTGGCAAGACATTGTAGATAGATTGTTCAGTTTGGGGAGTACCTAGATAGATAATATTGCCGTTTGGTTTAAGAACCGCATCAAATTCTTTAATAGACTCGGACAGCTTATCACGCATAGCCGAGGTGGCACTGTTGTTTAGAGATTCAATATCATCAGCAACGATTAAGTCAGACCTAGCTCCAGTAATTTGTGATGTAATTCCTTTGGATGTAACGGAAGGTGCGTGACTTGCTGGAGCTGGCCCGACATCGAATGCTATCTTACTGTTTCTTTGGTTATCTTGGGGACGTAAATGTTGAAGAATTGGCATATCTTCAATTAATCTTAAAGTAAACGTACTAAAGTCATCAGCACGTTGCTTAGAAGCTGAGACCACTAGAATATTTTTAGCAGGATCTAGGAGTAACTGATGACACACATAAGCAGAAGTAATCCAAGATTTACCCACCCCCCGAAACGCCTGTATGCACCGCCTCTTCGGGCCATTTTGAATGTATTCAGCAATATCATACTGGATAGCAGTAGGGTCAGGGAGTCCGAGTTGTTCCCATGCAAGATATAGAAAGTTTCTAAAATCATTTAAACGATTATCCATGTGTTTCCAAAGGTTCACGATTTAAAAATATTGGAGTCTCATCCCCAACATACGCACCAACTACGTTGTACTCAAAAAATTCAACAGCATCTTCATATCCCATATCAATAGAAAGGATCTCAATGCATTTATCATAATCATATACAGCGAGTTCTTTGTTAAATTGTCTACCTGTTCCTATAAAAGCTTTTTCAAATCCATCTGCTAGTAACATTAAATTTCTTTCCCTTTCCAGGCTTTAGTGGTCATTAAGTATTCCTGTACTAAAGGGTCTTTTTGTATCTTCAAACGAAGCTTTTTAATAGCTCTCTGATAAATAGCATGAGCGTGTTGTCCTGATATAACTTTGTCAGTACCTTCTCGCTTTGCTAATTGTTCAGCAACAGTTTTCCAACTTGGTAATGAAGTATCTCGTTCGGGATACACATCTTCTTTTTCAAAATCGAACTTAGTTCGGTCTATTTCCCTCAACAGTTAATCCTTTCTTCTGTCTTCCGGGTCTAGTTTACCAGTTCTTTCCCAATCAGGGGGTAAATCGTTCATTAATCTCATAAGTAATTCTAATCTCACAATGGAATTATCTAAAGCTCTGCACCTATCAATTAATTTAATTATCATAGCGTTGTTTTGTTCGAGCTTAGAAACAAGAGAAGATTTCAACCAGGAGATCATTAACCAAAATCCATAGCCAGCTCCAATAGCAGCAGCAATAGGAAACCCGACCTCTTTAATAAGGCTAGTCATCTCTTCCATTGATTGCATGTTTTATCCTGTCTTTATATCTTGATCGAATGGTAAGGTCTTAGCCAGGTTAATGAGTGGAGAATCATTTTGTAGGCTTGAGTCAATACCATTGTCTTTTAAGAATTGACGAGCAACGTTTAGTTCTGCTGAAGTAGCTTCACCTGACATAATACGTTCAAGTAAATCTTCAGCTAATTTGTCGTGTAGATCTTCTAGTATTTTTTTATCCATAACATTACTTTCTAGTCTCACAGAATATGTTTAAGTTTTCTGATAGACCGTAAGGGATACTTGGGTTTGATGATAAAAAGTTTGTGCTTAATGTTTTTTCAGAAACAGAGTGACAAGTAGTTGGTGGCCCTTGATCATAATCATGAGTCCCTTGTGTAAGGTTACTTTCATTTTCAAACTTATGAGATACATATCCTTCAATTCGTTTTCTGTTTGAATCACTTGGAGCATAATGAAGAATTAATACTTCGTAAATTGTCCCTGCCCAAACTTTTGCTGATCCAGAGCGTGATCCAATAAATAAAGGTTCACTTTTTGAAATTTTATCAGGAGCATCTACTGTAGCATCTTGGTGATGATCATCAACGCCTGAATAAGCTACGCTACTTTCTCTGTAAGAGTTTACCCAGTAATAATTATCGTATGATAAAAGTTGAGATTGTCCTGCCGTAGTATCATTTTGAAAAAGAGCAGCAACAACTTTTCTAGCCGCTGAAACTCGTAATTCAAATTTAGCACCAGATGAATCATTTGATAGTAAAGCTTGGACATCTGAATTATTTACATATTTACAAAATACCCCACAATAATAATCACCATCAAGAACATCCATAGGCCCAGTAGCATCATCATCTGCTCCACCTTGAGTTCCTCCAATACTAATATTATCATCGGTACTTCCGCTACTACCATCAGCTCCGCCTTTACCACCTTTGCTTTTATCGCCGATAGATATTTGAGAAACATCTCCTGAACCATCTACGGTATTTTCTGATCTAAAGCCAGGAGCTTGGCTCTGCCATCCAGTAGTAGTAGGCAAATCTTCTGAACGAAGCCATGTCCTAACATTAGGCAAATCAATGGGCTTAAATAAAGGCATGATTATTCTCCAATAAGAACTTTAACTGTTGGTGTGTTTGTAATGGCACTAAATTTAACTCTCATTCTTGGAAACAAAGTGACAACAGCAGCTTCAGAAGTCGATACAGTTGTAAAAGTATGAAGAGAGACCCAGGTTGTTCCACCGTCTAGTGATCCTTCAACATCTAATGTTGCGTTATTAGTATCCGCAGCACTTTGTATAACTTGTACTAGACCTGTTCTAGTAGCTTGCACGTTTAATGCAGTTGTTGTCCCTGTAGTAGAACCAGAGGGTGTCCCTGTATATAATTGATGTACTAACATTTTTTACTCCACGTTAATAAATTTGGTTAAGAATGAGGCAACCGCTCCGACCACC